AGACGTACACAGCCGCATGATGAGCGACCGCACCCTCGGCGGGCTTGCGCATGACGTGCAGCCCGATGGTTGGGCGCCGCAGTACGAGGCGGCCGATGCAACCGCCGGATGGATCGGGCAGCGCTTCCTGATCCGCTACCGGACACGTGACAACGCAATCAACGCCGCTCCATAGCCTGAGGGTACGGAAGCTCACCCCTAACTATGGCGGCCGATCAACATTATGAGCACCACGGCCTGTCTGGCGAGTTCGTGATGCTCCCCAGTGGCCAGATGGTGCCCGCTGCTGAGGCGCCCAAGCCTGAGCCCGTCAAGCCCGCTCAACCCGCGCCGAAGGCCAAGGACTGATGACAGCTCTCCTGATTCGCAACAGCTTCGCGCTGGTGAAGGCCGAAACCAGTTACGGCACCCTGGCCAGCTCGATCGCCAATACGGACGCGGTGAAGATCGTGTCGCTGGAGATCAACCCGATCACCGGTACCCGCGTGGAGCGGGCCCTGATTAAGGGTTTCCTCGGCGCCGACCGCCAGCCGCTGACCAATGAGCACGTGGCGGTAACAATCACGTTCGAGTGGGGCGGTTCTGGCGTTGCCGCCACTGCACCCCGGTTTACACCCCTGCTGCAGGCGGCCGGTATGAACGTATCGGCAATGGCCGAACTGACCGGCACTGCCACCGCAGGCGGCGCCAACACCCTCACCCTGGCAGACCTGGGCGGCAGCAACCCCGCAACCGATGCCTACCTGGGCCTGCCAATCGAGATCACCAGCGGCGCCAATGCTGGCCATAAGGGCGTGATCGTGGCGCACGACGGCGCCAGCCGGCAGGTGACGGTGGTTCCTTCAACGGCGACATTCACTGGTGGCGCAGTGGGCTACAAGATCCCCGCACTGTCCCTGCTGCAGCCGATCAGCACTTTTGGCAACGGCAGCAGCTGCACCATCGTGGCGGTAAAAGACGGCACCAACGTTCACCGGATCGATGGATTCCGCGGCAGCCCGGCCCTCAACAGCACTCTGAACGGTTACGGCACGTTCACCATTACCGGCGTCGGCCGTTATACCACCCCCACTGCCAGGAGCGCTGAAGGATTCATCTACAGCAATCAAGCCGAGCCGGTGCCTGTTACCCCGACCCACACCAAAGCGCTGAGGTTCCAGGGCTTCAATCCCTGCTCTGAAGGGTTCACGTTCGACTGGGGCCTGTCGACCGTGTTCCGCTCACTGATCGGCTGCGAGCCTCAATCCCGCATCACCGACCGCCCCAACCCGAACGGCACGATCACGATCGAAAACCCGTCTGTGTCGGCGAAGAACTTCTTCACCGCTGCGGCTGACAACAGCGGCGCGAGCGATGGCCCGTTCGTTGTGCAACAGGGCACGACGGCTACCGAAAGCTCCATTTTCTTCTGCCCCAAAGTAGCGATCAGCGGCGACCTCTCGTTCTCTGATTCTGACGGGATCAGCATGTTGCAGACCCCGTTCACCGCGCTGCCCAAGTCCGCAGCTGGCAACGACGAAACTCGCCTCGTTTTCTTCTAATTCGCCATGTTTCACCTGTATCAGCCGGACCACACCGAGTGGCCGGTAAGTGTTGACCTGCCGTCTAAATCAGGCGTAAAGAAGGCCTACGCCTTCACTGCGCATTTTCGGATGCTCGACCAGGAAGAGTGCGATGAGCTGAACGAACAGCACAACGCGCTGGTGGTGGCCACAGTCAAGCGCTACGAGGCGCTGAAGAACTACCGGGGCAGCTCCGACCTGGAGCCCGTCACCGAGCCGCTCCCCTGCACCTACCAGGATCTGGCGGCCGAGGTGCTCTGTGGCTGGGGTGATGAGGTGGTGGGTGAGGATGATGAGCCGCTGGAGTTCACGCCAGCCACCAAAGCCAGGATGCTGCAGATGCAAGGCGCCGCGTCGGCGATCTTCAACGCCTGGACCGAAAGCGTCGGCCGGCCTACTGAGAAGTCCGCAGCGAAGGCTGGAGGCTTCCGAGCAAAAAACTCATAGACGCGGCGCTGTTCCTCGCTGGCGCCGCGAAGGGTGATGCTGACGACGGCAAGGATGCGGCCGATGCTGCAGCCGTGTTCGGCCTGGAGGTGCCCGAGGTAGAGCAGCGGCCGAAGACGTTCGGGATCCTGCCGGAAAACTGCGAAGCGCTGGCGTGGTTCCTGAAGATGCAGACCCAGTGGCGGGTGGGCATGGCTGGCCCCGTGGGCCTCGATTACGGGGTGTTCATCCAATGCGCCAGGGATGAGGGCGTGAAGCGCTCCGATCGGGTGTGGTTGCTGAAGGATCTGCGGCTGCTGGAGCGGGAGTATTTGGGTGCGGTGAGATCCATAGCCTGACCCTAGGACTGGCGATCGGATAACACATGAGCCGCATGAGCCTGGACACCGCCATTCGGCTGTCAGCCGAGGTGAAGGGCGGCGGGAATATCGATCGGGTGAAAAGGTGGCTGCAGGATCTGGGCAAGGCTGCGCAGGTAACCAAGCAGCAGAAAACAGCGCTGCGCACCGCAACGCTGCAGCTCGCCCGCGCAAATGACGGCACCATTGCCGGGATCAGAACCAGCGTTGCGGCATTGCGCGGGCTGCAGGAACAGGCCCGGATCGGCGGCCGGGAGTTTCAGAAGTACGGGGCTGAGATTCAGCGGCTGGAGGGCAAGCTGCGGGGCTTGGATGGCACGGCGAAGGCTGCTGGCCGTGGCCTGTCCCTCCCTGCAACCCTCCTTGCTGGCGCTGCAGGTGGCGTTGGAGCCGCCGTAGCAATGCAGGCTGCCAACGCAGGCAGAAGCATGGTGGACGTTGGCTTAGATGCTGAATTGGCCGCAGTCAGGCTGCGCGCGCTTACGAGTGAGTTCGGAGAATACCAAAAAGCACAAGAGGCTACAGCAAGAATTGCAAATACTTTAAGAATTAGCAATATTGAAGCCCAGGATAGCTTTGCAAGTCTGTATGCGTCGCTAAGGCCAACTGGCGTAACGCTGGATGAGATCGAAAAGGCTTTTATAGGCTTTTCCGCAGCAGTAAGGAATAGCGGCGCAACAGCGCAAGAATCAAGCGCTGCACTTATTCAGCTGAAGCAATCTCTAGCGTCTGGAGTGCTTCAAGGTGAAGAACTGCGGTCAATTCGAGAGCAGGCGCCACTGGTTGCGCAGGCGATTGCCGCTGAAATGGGAGTAACGATAGGATCGCTAAAGGACTTGGCAGCCGAAGGTAGGATTACAACTGATATTGTTCTAAGAGCACTAAATAAGCTAAATGATACCCAACTGGGCAAGCTAAACGAGCAATTTGACACAGGAAGGCAGGCAATAAAAGATTTTAACGTCGCAGCGCAGGAGCTGGGGATAACACTTGCAAAAGTGTTCGGCCCCACAGCGGTTAGCCTGCTTAGAGGTTTTACGGATGCAGTAAAAGAAATAAATGCAGCAGCAACTGCATTTAGGAGCCCAACTGCTTACACCGCGCAACAGGTCTTAACCGCCGGAGTGCGGCCCAAGACGGCAATGAGCCAAGCTGTATTCAATCAAGGTGCAAATGAGTTATTTAAAGGCACCAGTGGAGCGGGAGGCGTCGGAATAACTGGGCTAAGAAGGGAAGCCGAAGAGCTTGCAAAGATTCGCAGGCAGCCGGTTGACGATGTATTGTTTCAGTTAATGCAGAATCGCTTAAATAGAGTTTCAAGCCAAAATCAGCCAAGCACTTCTGTTGCTCAGCAGCAAGCCATAGACGCTGCTGCCGCTCAGCGTGCCGCTTCTGCTGCATCGCTTGGATCAGGTGATGCCGCCAAAGCCGCCGAAAAAGCCGCCAAAGCCGCCGAAGATGCCGGCCGCAAATACGAAGCCGAGCAAATTCGTATGCAGGCCCGCCTTGCAGAAAATCAGCTGCAGACAAACGAAGGACTGCAGCGCAATGCAATCGAGCTGGATAATCAGCGATATGAAAACAGCAAAGACTTAGCATTAAAACAGTTTGAATTTACTCAAACTATCCAATCAAGGGCGCTCAACCTCTGGAGTGAGGGTCTGATGGGCCCAGCTCGGGCAGCGGCCAAAATGCTCACTGAATTCATGATGGGATTCAGCGAGGGCACCTCACGGGTGGCAGAAGCTCAGCGAACCGTGAACGATGCACGCCGCGCACTGCAGCAGGCCGAAACCGTCCACAAGCAAACCTTGGCGAACATGACCGAGCGCCAGCGGATTGACGTGCTGGACAACAGAGCGCAGGTGATGGGAAGCGCAGGGGGTGGTGCAACGGGCCGGCAAACCCTGATGGGCGTCCCCGGCATCATTGAATACCTGACTGGCGACAAAAGTTCACCGGGCTACAGGGCTGATCATGGCGGCGCCAATTATCACGAACACATTGCCTTTGCCAGCAGAGCAATCAGGGACGACGTTGTCAAAATGCTTCGCCAAAACGGGATTCAGGTTGGCTCGCTGGACCGGCCGGGAGACCGCGGCTATCACGGCAGCGGACAGGCGCTTGACGTGCCGGCGTCCCAAGTACCAGTCGGCCAAGAAGATGCCCTCGCCAGGCGTGTTCGCGCTTTGGTGTCGGCCCATCTTGGCGGCGCAACCGGCGCCCCACTGCCAATGTCACAACGGCTACTCCCTGGCGCCGACATGCCAGCGTTTCAACCGCTGGCCCCCGGCGCCAACGCGGCCCTTGTGCGGGACGTGAAGGGAGAGGGCGACATTGCCCAGGCCCGCGAGCGATTGAAGCAGGCCGAAAAAGAGTTGGCATTGATCAAAGATCAAACTGGCGAACTGCGCAAATTTGATAGAATAGAATTTACGCAGAAGCTAACTCAAGGGCTGATTGATCAGAACCAAGAACTGGAAAACAACGCAAAGGAGCTGCAGCTGCGCAACCGCCTAACCATGGAAGGCGTAAGCAGCAATGTTATTGAAGCCGAGCTACAAAAGGCCAAGATCTATCAAGATCAGGCACTTGTAATTGCTGGGCTGAAAGAAGGCATTGATGCAATCAAAGACTCCGAAGACAAGGCGGCGGCCCTTGCAGCCTTGGAGAAAATGAATGGCCTATATGCGAGACAAATTGAACTAATCGATCAAGCAGTTGCAGCACAATTAGACCAGCCGGCGGCCATTGCATTGCAGATCGGCCAACTTAAAGCCGATCTGGCTGAAATGGTCAGCATTTCTACGCTGGCGGGCCGCATCGCCGATGGCATTGGCAGCGCGTTCGGCAATGCGTTCCAAGAGCTAATCACCGGCGCTGCCAGTGCGCGAGAGGTGCTGGCCGGATTCTTCCAAGACGTGGCCCAGAACTTCGCGCAGATGGCTGCCGAGATCATCGCCGAACAGATGACGATGATCGTGCTGCAGACCATCCTTAAGGCGCTTGGGGCGGTGGCGGGTGCTGCGCCTAGCACACCTGGAGCCCCGTCCGCTGGCATCTTTGCCGTACCGGAGCTGGCCCCCCGCGCCCTAGGCGGCTCCACGGCCAGCGGCCGACCGTACAAAGTCGGCGAAAACGGCCCCGAACTGTTCGTCCCCTACCAAGCCGGCACCATCATCCCAGCTGAGGCCACCGAAGCGCTCCAGTCGATCAACAGCGCCAGCCTGCGCGGCCTGTCCGTGCCATTCCAGGCCAGTTCTTCCACCAGCGACCTTTCGGTGCCGTTCCAGCGCGGCATGGAGGGGCTGAGCGTGCCATTCCAGCGCGGCGGCATCGACGGCGGCATGGGCGCTGCTGGTATGGGTGGGGGCAGTGGTGATGGCCTTATCCGATTCGAGACCGTGCGGATCGGCGAGCTCGATTTCGTCACCCAAGATGAGGCACAACGGATCGGCCGCGAGTCTGCCAAGCAAGGCGCTGCGCTGGCGCACAAACGGAATGTAAACAACGTCACCATCAGGCGCCAGGCGGGATTTAGCTAATGGAAATCTGCAACTTCCTACGGTTCAAGCGCCGCAATGGAACCTACACCGATTGGCTGGCCCAGAACTATTTCATCGGCCAGACCATCACGCACAACGGGCAGAGCTACCCCTACCTTCCCGTTGCCGTGGCAACCAACTCATCGACCCGTGGCGGTGATCGATCCGAGGCTGTGATCGCGGCGGCAACATCAGCCCTGACCCTGAACGTGTTTGCCGAGGCCAGCCAGAGCGAATGGCTGCTGGAGGTGCGATCCGTCAAGGTGAATCGCGCTGATCAGTCTTTCGGCTCGCTGCTGACGGTCGAGTACTGGGCAACGCGGCAGGTGCAGGGCGACACCAATGAGCCCATTGTGAAGCTGCAGCTCGCCAGCCCGCTCGATGCCGTCAACTCACCAGGCGGCAGGATGCTCAGCCAGGTGTTGGTGGGAGCGCTGCCGACTTCTGGGAATCTGACGCTGCAATGACCTGCAACTGGCCGGCATGGGTGAGCGCCAAGCTGCCGCACGTGATCGGCGCTGACCCTGACGACGGCGAGGGTATCTGCTGCTTGGTGATGTGCGCCAAGGTCCGCCGATCCGCTGGCTTGGCTATGCCTGATCTGGACCCGCAGTGGTTTGCCATGGCAGCCACCGGGCAGTGGGATCAGCTGCAGCGGGAGTGGAGGCGTTTAATGGTTCCCCACAGACTGGAACCGTACGCGCTGGTGCTCCGCCGCCACCAGCTTGGCCTAGGCGTTTCCGTGGTGATTGATGACGGCCTGTTGATTGCGGATCACCGCCGCGGGGCGCAGTGGCTGCCGATGGATGTAGCCGCCCAGCTGATGCCCCTCGAATACTGGAGGCCCCGCGATGCTGCCATCTGATCGCTATCTGGCGAGCCTGCTGGGGCTGAGCGATGAGCAATATGAGTTCTGGCGCGATGAGCTCAGCAAGCGGGCAGCAGAGGCCCCCAGGCCCGCAGCGGTTGCTGGCGTTGAACTGACTGTCGTCCAGATTGTCTCGCTGGTCTTGGCCGCCGTGAGCATCGGCGTGCAGGTGATCAGCCTGCTGCTGGCACCCACCGCAGCGCGGCGCAGCGGATCCCTGTCGCAACGGGCGCTACTGGGCCAGGGGCAGACCAACCTGCAGGCGTTGTCCCCCCGCAGCGGGTTTGACGCGGTGCAGGAGGTGGCGAGCATCGGCGAGCCCATCCCGGTGATCTACGCCAACCGGGAGACCATTGGCGGCGTCACCTATGGCGGCGTAAGGGTGAACACCACGCTGCTGTGGTCACAGATCTGGAGCCTCGGTGGATCGCAGATGCTCCGGGCCGTGTTCATGGTTGGTGAAGGTCCGATGGCCAGTATCGACCCGCTGGGGTTTGCCATCGGGGACAACAGCATCGGCACGTACGACCTGGGCAGCAGCGGAGCGAACAACAGCAGCGCCAGGATCACGATCTACCATCGGCCAGATGGTGGCCGGATCACGGAGGCCGATCGCGTAGCAGGCCGCACCGGCGCCAACGATCCCGGCAGCGCTGGCAGCACTGACGTGTTCCAGGCCCGTGGCGTTGGCGGGACCTATGCCGCAGTGTTCAGCGCTGCCGGCAAGCCTTCAACCAGTACCACCTTCGGGCTGTATCAGTTGATAGGCAACAACCTGGGCATGAAGCTCAACCCGGTGCTCAGGCCACAGGTAACGGCTCGCCTCAAGCCACGCGGCAGCAGCGGAAACAATGACGTGGTGTGCGACGTGGACCAGACCGTAGTTGTGCAACGCCAAAAAGAGGCGGCGTTTTTTTCTAGCCGTTCTGGCGTTGTATCCGGGTCATTTGCGCTTGGCAATTCGTTTAAGTACCGACTAGACCGCAGCAGCGACTACGAGACGGTATTCCAGTCAGCAGCAGAGGGCGGCACTTGGGTTTCATCGTTCGCCTTGCAGTCAAGCCCCAAGATCTACGAAGCTGGCACTGAAACAAGGATTACAGGGTTTGATTTTCCGGCGCGGATGACCGTCAGCAGCGTCACGCTTGGCACTGATCAGGTCCAAGTTACAGCGACATTCGATTCAGCAACGGTACGGACCAAGCTGATTGCCGATAATGCCGCCAATGGTCAGTATGCGATTTCGTATTGGATCAGAGTCGCCAATGATAACCAGACCATTGAAAGTAAGTTTGACATTACGATCACGATACAAGGCGGCCAGATCACATTCGAGGGTGACGTTGACGAAGACTCCGGCCCCGTCGAACTGCTGACCAGCCCGTTGCGCGTGCGGTCATTGATTGTGTTTCCCGTGGAGGAACTTGACGCGCACTCGGAAACTGCTGCCGATATTGCCTCAACTATCGCAGGCCGGCAGAAGGGGTGGGATGATGGCTTGGTTGTCGGCGACCTATACAAATGCGGTTCTGCACTGGCAATATGTACGAATCGCGATCCTGACGACCAGATTTTTGTCAGCGACTCAGAGGATGGTGCTGGCGGAACCGGTATAACGATCGACGCTGATTTTGAGGTTGTACGAGCTGGCACTGCTGCAACGGCGACCAGCATCGTCATCCGAACAAATGGCACCGTAGCAACCGCAAGGCAGACCGCAACATCTGGGCCGCACCTATTGCGGTGCGCACTGGGCCATGTTGCAACTACCAGCGAGTGCAGAATCGCTGAAGTCGGGCTACGGTCTACCCTCGGTGTTCGTGTTGGCGGGCTGTGCAATTTTCGCGATACGTTGACGCTAGAGGATATTGACGGCAGGGCGTGCCTATTCCGTGAAGGCGACAACGTAAAACGTGGCAAGCGGTTAAATGTTGACTCGTACCAATCTGCACCAGTATCAACTACTGAAGAACGCTATTCGTTCTTCAGGGTATCGTTTCGCGAGTTTGGCGATGGCGCTTTTACCCAGTTAGCGCCGTGTTTCGGCGTGCGTGGCAGCACCGACCGGCCGACGTTTAACTATTTGAGCCTGCAAATGCCATCGCTAAAGCGGTGGGAGTTCAGGTTCGAGCCATTGTCTGGCTGGGAGATCCGCAGCTCAACCGCAACTGGCGATCTGGTGATTCTCGACGCCAAGCTGTCATCCGTCGTTACCGGCACCTCTAGCAGCGTTGTGTGGCGAGCCAATGGCGAGACAGTGACCCGCTCGCGCTCTACGTTCACGATCACGGCAGCGCGGCGTGATGACATTGGAATGCCGCAGGTGGATGACAATAGCTATCTAGATGCGTGGGGCAAGTTAGCAGAGGCATTTGTTTACGAAGAGGCCCAGTCATCGGCCAGCAACGGGCCAGAGCATGAAATTGTCTACGTTAACGAGATCAGAGAAAACACAGTAACCCCGCAGTACACAGGCATCAGCCTGGTGGGCGCCAATGTCAAATCTGCTTTTGAGTTTCGGCAGTTCAGCCAGTTGTCGGTGTATGTGACGGGTGGCGTTAGAGTTCGCAGACTGCTGAATAGCTTAACCGAAGGCCCATCACATCTTGGGCCTGATCTTGCATTAGACAGGCTGACCAATGCAAAGTATGGACCCAATAGCGTCAGCGATGATCTGATCAAACTAAGCAATTTTCAGGCTGCAGCGCAGTGGTGCTACGACCGCAAATACTTCTTCGATGGTGGTGTTGTCATCAGCGATGAGCCGCCCCGGCAGTGGATCGCAGACATGGCCGGCGCAATGCTGCTGGACTTCCGCGAGGTGAACGGGCAATACGACTTGGTGCCGTTCATCACATTTGGCGCGGTCACCCACAAGGCCCTGTTCACCGCCGGGAACATCGCTGAGGGCAGCTTTCAGTTTGAGTCAATCCCGCCAGAGGACAGGCCAGCAAAGCGCATTAGCGTGAAGTGGCGCCAAGAACGCAGCTCAACCAACCCCACCAACCCCGGCCTATTCCCCGAGGAACGGGAGGTACTGGTACGCGAGGCATCGCCACACGGGAGCGACGCGCTGCCAATCGAGTCGATCAATGTGGCGAACTTCTGCACCAACCGCAACCACGCCATTGACGTGGCGAAGTTTACCCTGAGGATGCGGAGGTTCAGGGATCACACGATCAGATTCAAAACCACATACGACGGAATGGAAGGCATCACTACCGGGGTGGGCCCTGGGGATCTGATCCGGGTCGCGATGGATGCAACGGTTTACGATCAGTTCAACAATGGCGTTGTGCTGGGCGACGGCACGGTGGTGAGCACCCAGCCCATGGCTAATGGGACCTATGACGTGGTGAGCTGGGGCGGCAGGGGCACGGTGAACGACGCCGGCACGCTGACGGTCACCAACGGGCAGGGATCGCCCGCCGGGATCGTGTTCACGGTGAAGCAGACCAGCACACAGGTTCGGACGTACCAGATCAGCCGAATCACGCCGACTGAGGACGGCGTTTATGACATTGAGGCGGTTCACATGCCGATCAACAACGCAGGCATCCTGCTGGTGGCCGCAGACTGGGATACAGCAGGCGCCTGGGTAATCCAATGACGGTTCAGTTTCCCGAGATCCAACCCACCGGCCACGAGTTCGGCGAACCAGACTGGCCCGTAACCGAGATGAGGTCTCAGAGCGGCGTGCGCAGCGTGCGGCAGTGGGGCAGCCGCGCCAGCGATGCACCGATGACACTGGAGTTCAGCAACATCACCCAGGCTGCCTATGCACTGATCAGGGCGGCACACACGGCAGCACGGGGCAAGGTGGACGATGTTGAGTTCCCCGAGATCGTCGGCAAGAACCTCGTGGACGTGGACTTGCTCAACCCTGGCCCTGGGCTGAAGTGGTACTGGTTTGCGCCACCTGAGGGCAGCCGGGTGCGGGGGGGCAAGCGGATCAGTTGCCGATGCACATTCAGGGCGGAACTTAGACTCTGAGTAAAGGTCGAGGCCGCCTAATGACTGTCGCCAACGGAATTCACGGTGAGCTCCGGTTTGGGGGCTCCAAGATCGCCAAGGTAACCAGCGTCAGCATGGAGACCCAGCGGCAGACCCTGGAGACAACCGGCATCGGCGAACTAGACGACACCTTTAGCTACGGCAAGCGCACCACATCCGGCAGCGCCACCCTGCTCTACAAGACCGATAATCAGACCACGATCAATCTGATGAATCGGATCTTTGATGATGACGAGACGCCTGATGATCTGGTGATGACGATCTTCAAAGGCGGCAGCAAGGAAGTGTCAGGCCCAGCGCTGATCAACAGCCAGGGCGTGGCCGTGAGCAAGGGCGACAACACCCAGGTGAGCATTTCATTCGTGATCAACGGCAAGCCTGGCCGTGCGTTCTGATGGCTGTCGAGGGCCGCAAGGGGATTGTTCAACTCAGCCGCGAATGGCCAGCCCCCACGGCGCTGGCTGATCAGCGGCTGCAGCGCGGCACCTCGCCATCACTGGATCTGACTGATCTGGCGTTTCAGTCGGGCGATGAAGTGCTGCTGGTGAGCCTGCGCGGTGTGCCACTGGGCATCGGCACAAGCGGATTCGCGCCATGCCCGGATGGCCATGCGTTCTGGACTGGCGGGCAGACCGCCGTGGGCCCTGCACTGGCAGCACGGACTACCGGCGGCACATTCTGGAGCGCCAATCCATCGGCAGCGTTCTGGGAATCAGCAGCAACGGTCGGGTTTCAGCAGACCGCCACGGGCTACATCCACCGCGATGAGATGGACGATGTGCGGTTTTACTCCACCGAGCTCGACGCGATCAACGGAGGCAGCCAGGGCCTTATCCCGCTGCGCAACGTGAGCCCTGGCCCAATGCTGATTCTGCCGGCCTCTAGTCGCTCCGGCTACGTGGCCGCAACGCTGGCCCTGCTGCAGGCCATTGAGGACGCGGAGATCCCCGATGGTGAGCAACCGGCCCAGAACCTGGCGCCAGTGCCGCAGGCGCTGACCGACACGGCAGCGGATGCGGAGGAACGCGGCTGGCTGATGCAGTGCGACCTGACCGGTTGGGTGTTTGAGATGGATGCCGCCCAGTTGGACCAAGAAGCAATCGGCCAGGCGTTCGGTGAGTACGCCAAAGGTGCCTTGCGCGGCGCTGGATCCTTCAACGGGGAGATGGACCACAGCCGCGTCGCAGGGGAGCAGAGCGGACTGGGAATGCTCCGGCTAATGATGCTCACCAGCCAAGGCAGCAAGGCCAAGGCGCGGTTCCAGCTGGTGGATCAGCGAACTAGCAACGTGGCCAGCCACGTGCGAGAGCGGATCTTCTACGAAACCGACATCCTGCTGGGCAAGACCGCGGTGAACACCAGCGCCACCGATGTGATTCTGATCTCAGCGCAGTTCGTGGCAACGGGCCGCATCAGGCTGGCAAAGCAGACTCCATAGCCTGAGGGCAGGAATCGAGCCGGCAAGATCACATGAGCCAGCTGGTGCGGGCAGGCCAAAGCGGGGCCCTTGACGTGGCTGCCAGCCAGGCGGACGCAAAGGGGCAGGTCGCTGTTCTGATCGACATGCTTCGCCAGCTCGGCGGCAATGCTCGGGTGGTGGCGGGTGCGCTTGCGGTTGCTGACCCCCTGAATGCACCGTTCACCCTCTACGTCGATCCCTACATCGGCTCAGACCGATTCGTTGGCGGCGCCTACAACAGCCACGAAGCAGGCGCAACCGACGAAGAGGTAATCGCGCAGAAGCTCAGGCGAATCGAGCTGCAGCGACTGGAGTGCGGCTACACCTCGGCCCGGCCCTTTAAGACAATCAACCGCGCTGCAATCGAAGCGGCGATCATCACCAGCAAGAACTGGTACACCTTCAGCGATCCACGGGCCCACGTGGACTGCGTAACGATCGTGCTCAGCGGTGGCGTCCACATCGCCCTGAACGATCCCGGCAGCGGATCTACCAGCCTGGCCAGCTGGGGCACGGCAAAGGACCCGACCCCGGCCGAGCTGATCGCATTCAATCCCTCGACTGGTGGCGTGCTGATGCCCCGTGGGTGCTCAATGCGCGGACTGGACCTGCGCAAGACCACCATCCGCCCGAGCTGGGTTCCCGCGTTTGCGGATGAGGCGGCGGACTACAGCAACCGGCGGGCCATTGTGAAGATTTCCGGCACGGGATTCTTCTTTGACTTCACCGTGATGGACAAGATTGGACACACCGAATCTGTCCACCTTCTGGATCCCTCCCAGCCGGCCAGCAAGGCCGAGCTTGATACGTTCTACGCCAAGATCCAATCCACGGTCGGGGCCGGCGCCAATCTGGGCAGCGCCCTGCTGGCGGCCCGTGCCAGTGAGTATGAGATCGTCGGCCCGATTGATCAGACCCAGGCGCCCTCCAGCGCGTGGGATACCACCAGAGGCGCCTCTCCGTACATCTTTAATGTGTCGGTACGCTCCGACTACGGCATGGGCGGCGCGTTCTGGGATGGCGCCAAGCTCAGCGGCCTGAAGTCCATGGTTTGCGCCAACTTTACTGGCACCAACCAGCAGAAGGACTTGCGCTGTTGGCAGGTGTATCAAGGCGGAAACTGGGTAAACCTGGCCAACACCACGGAAGGTTATCAGGCATACATCGATGCCGACCCGGACAACTTGCGCCGCGATCCTGCACGCCAGACCCGGCACATTTCGGCAATTAACAACGCCTACATCCAAAAGGTTTCGATCTTCGGGATTGGCCAGTCTGAAGTCACGATGGTGGACTCCGGCGGGGAGATCACCGACAACGGCGGTAATTCCACGTTCGGCGGATGCTCTGCCCTCGCCAAGGGTTACAAGGGCTTTGCATTTGGCAAGGACAAGAACTGGGCGGTTAGCCGGGTGCGGGTGCCGCTGAACCTCAGCGAGAAAACATCCAACATTCGCCGCATTGAACTGGGCGTGATAGCCGCCGTAAGCAGCTCGGCGATCACGCTAACCAACGGCCTGGCAATCGACCCGAGCAGCGCCAGCAATCCGGCGGTGTTGCAATCGCTGGGCTATTCGCTGGCCTCAGGCACTCGGATCTGGATCGACAACCCCGCTGGCGCTGACTGGCGGGCAACGCTAAGCAGCAGCGCCTGGAGCAGTTCCAGCCCCGCGAGTATTGGCATCACCGCCGCCCCACTGCAGGCCGGCACCAATGAAGCGCCGGGTAATGACGTGGTGGGCCGCCGGGTCTACATCCGCCGCGTGGTGGACACCCGCACTGTGGCCGAGCGGCGCTGCAGCCTGATCCTCAACAACACGGCAAGCGCCAGGCTGCCGCAGCGCAACCAAGCGCTTCAGACCGACCCGGCCCGCAGTGGCGGAGCGATCGGCCGCCTGCTGGCCGGCGGCGGAGAGGAAGTGCTGCTGGTGACCGCATCCGGCACCGGGCCACTGCCGGGTTCTGGCGTACTGCGAACCGGTGAGATCACCATCCGCCGTGGCGCCGCGTCGAAAACCTACGCCTCGGGCACGTACTACCGCCAAGGAACGGTGGTGAAACATGCCGGCAAACACTGGCAGGCCACGCGCACGTTCACTAGCTCCGGCTCATCGCCCGATCCGGCCTTCTGGGGCGAAACGTTCGTTCACATGCCGAGCGACTTCAACCCTGAGGATTCAATCAGCCAAGAGGCGCCGATCTTGGTGCTCGACACCGACACCAGCGACGTTGACGATTCGACCACCTTGGGCATCAACTGGGCCACAATCTGGACCAACGCCGGCCCCGTGCGCGACCAGTACCGCAGCGCCACGGACTACCTAGGCGCCTATGCCTTGCTGAGGGCGCTGGGGTTCACCGATGCTGCAGCCCATGCCGCGCTGGTGCCACGGACTGCCGCAACCCGTGACCGCGACCCCAGCAGCGCAACGGACTTCCCGACCGCGCCTTCTGGTGGTGCTGCAACGGGATTGGGGAATTGGGCGGTGGAGTTCCGCAGGCCCAGCACGATCCGGCTTTATAACCATCAATGGGAATGGGCGGGTTTTGGTAACTACTCCAGGGCCATGCCTGCAGTGCAGGGCGATATGTCGGAGTTCAACAGATTTACCTATTATTTCACCTCCGCAGCGGGCGGTCGAGTAACACCTAAGGGCAGCAATGAAGACGGATTCGAGGTAACACCTAAGGGCCTCGAAGACATCGCCACGGGCGCCACGATCAGCCCTGAATCACTTGGCGGCCAGACGCTCGATGAGGCGCAGCGGACCGACTTCCCAAATGGCATTCAGGTAGGCGCTACTGCCCAGCTGCAGGACGTGGTGATCACTGGCACCGCCGAGTTCGGCAGCCAAGCGCAGGCCAAGACTACCAGGGCTGGCGCTACCAGGCTGGCCAGCATCGCGCAACTGACCGCCACTGGCAGCAATGCCATTGTTGCCAGTACGGACGCGGCGCTGGAAGGTGCGCCTGAGGCGGTGACAATTGGCGGCCTCAACCGCTGGCGCCAAGCGCAACGCCTGATCTCGGCCGCTACCGGCACGATCACGATCTATGTGCAGAGCACTGCGACGGATCGGAACCTTGATCAGATGTTCGACACCCCGCCAACTACTCCGGCAACTGCCATTCCGACCCTGGCGCGGGCCGCAGAGTACGCCAATGCCGTGATTGGCGCTGGCAACCAGACCGCTGAGATCAGGATTGCGCCGGGGCTTTACGATCCTGCTTCGGTGTGGGAGTGTAATGTGCAGTTCCGCGCTAGTGACCCAACGCAAACCGATTGGCCACTAATTTTTGACTCAAATATCAATGACAATCATTTTGACGGCTCAGGTTATGGCGATTTAACCACAAGGGTAAACTTTAAAACGTTTACGCTGCAACTACGCGACAATGCAGACGCTGGCAACACATTGCACATAAACGTTATTGCCCGTCAAATTCGCTGCCGCCGCGGCCTTGATTATTTGGGCGGCATTCACCATTTAGGGGTGCCGGAGCTCATCAAGCTGGTGGCTGAAGGCTCGCTTCCCGTTGCTAGCTTTCTATTCAGCAGTATTGCGCTTCCCAGCGGGGCATTCACTACTAACACTGCTACGAACGTTGATACGTTGCTTAATCAGCTACGAATTAGCAATAGTCGGATTTCTAATTATGACGCTTGGACCTCAAATGCAGCAATCCGGCTGGAGGGCAGCGCCACCGATGTAGTCAACCTGCGTCATACCCTATTTGGCCCAGCCCTGCCATCGCACAAGGAATCAATAGGCGCTCTACGCGATCCGTATATTGCCACCAATGGCCTAGTGACGCTACGGCTTAGCAATATCTACCTGCGCGGGAATACGACCATCACCAGCGCTGGCATGGGGGTTACCAATGCCGTGCCGTTGTCTGGTGACGCTCATTATGGCTCGGCGCCGGTTGCGGCGCCGTGGACGTGGCGCCAGTTCCACCACACGTTCTTGGGATCAATCGGCAACGAGCCGGTGTCCATTGATCAAATGGGCGACCGGCAGTCATACAGTCAGACGACCGAAACGAGCACCCGTTCCTACTACAAAACCGTAGACGGAACTAGGTACTTGCCTAATCATATTCATCTACTGGATTCAAGTGGCGCCGAGCCATCTGATAATAACTCTGGGCCGTTTCTGGATCAATTTATTCACGCTAAGCGCAGCATAGTTGTCCGTGTTTCGTTTGAAACTCCATCCTCCGGGTCTTCGACTGGTCCCGTATCTCAGGGTTTCGTCGGGCGGTTTGGCTCTAACGGTTACAACGCCGCAAAAACGCGTGGGGTGTTGCTAGGCAACGATGGAATAATAGACCAGGAGCGTGGGACGACGGTGTTTTTAGGATTCAGGTGTCGCCTTGCGACGCCTGCCGACAACACAGCGCTAAGCATCTTTAAGGTTGCTGGACTTAGTGCCGCGCAGACAACTGAGATCCTGCCTAAATACGGGATTGACGTTAACTCTGCAGCGGCTGGTGTTACCTATCAAATCCTGTCGCTGGGGAGCACGACTCAGGCCAACTGGAACACGCTGGCCGGAACATCGGGCCTTACCTATGCAGTCGGCAACAGGATCACGGCAGCGGTGAATGGCTCGACACTGGCCGATACAACCGGCCTAGTCGAGCCATCCTATGGAGAGCCTCACCCACTTGGCACATCCACCAAACGTTACAACCCCGTGATCACCACTGCCGCCCTGAACCAGGCCGATGGCACGTTCTTCCTGAATGTGGGCCTGCGCTCCTACGCCCGGGGCATCAGCCCTGAGCACGGGTTCAACATCAACCCTAACGTCGTGCTCTGATCATGCTTCCCTCCGATCCTGGCTACATCCCGGCCGCCGAAGATGAGCGGGTGTTGGCAATCCCGCTGTATCAGTGGCTGCTCGGCATGAACACAGACCCCTACGCCGCCCATTCGCGTGACGAGGGCCTGATTCAGGCCATCGAGGAATCACTGCGCTGATCCGTCCGGCCAGGGCCCCTCATCAGACTGAGGCAGCAGTCGCCGCACCCGTGGGTCCAGAGATCGTTATCGCCGCTCTCGGCCTATGCGGCGCAGGGGTTACGGCCCTATGGAAAATCGCCAACGGACTGGGGCGATTCGAGGCCAGAACCACCACCATCCTTGGAGGGATTCAGGAGATGCTGCGAGACCACGAGGAACGGCTGCGAGGTGTTGAGCGGCGGACGGAGCCAGATCGATGAAACCGGACGTGAACCGCCAAGCGCCTGCATGGCTCGGTGCTGCAGCGGCAGGGCTCGCAGTCGCCGGGGGGATCGGATTCATCGTGGACTGCCGCCGCGCTGGTGGTGATGTGGAGCGCTGTTGGATGACGGGGCAGACCATGATCAGCCGCGCATCAGACATGGCCCTAGGTGGTGCCGTGGGCGGTGTCGTTGGGTTCTGGACCAAGAACCCGGCACTGCACCGCCGCGAGGACGGTAACACCTCTCCCAAGGCTCGCAGGGCACCCACTGACCCCGACGCATGAACCACCTCCACCTAAACGCTGATCTGCTGGCGGGGCTGGCGGTGTGGTTGTTCACCACCGGATTTTCTGAATTGGTGGTGAAGCCCCTCTGGCGCCGGCTCTACCGCCGCGCTGATCAGTCCCTCTCTGACCGCCTGCCTGATCTCCGATGACATTCGCCACCTTCCGCGCCGCCGCTGAACACGTCGCCCGCGCTGGCACCATGACCCCGCACCAGCTGGCCGCCTGGGAGGCCGCATGGGAGCGGGCGACCACTGAGCAGCGGCAGGCGTTCACCGAGGGCTGGCGGGCCCAGGGGAGTCCTGCGGCGCCGGCGCCGGCTCCGGTGGGTGCAGGCGAGCTGGCCAACCTTCAGTCATGGCTGACATTCCTGACGGGGCCCGAGGTTTCGCGCCTCAGTCGAAACAAGATCAGTCCGCTGACCGTAGCTGAAGCGTGCGGCTTCATTGGCTGCATCATCGTCGAAACGGGCCGCCCCATGCTCGACAAGCTCGACGTGGTGGAAGCAGGCAGCGGCGCCGGCCGGGGCGCGATGCAATACACCGGAGTGCGGCGAACCGCCTACGACAAGGCGCGGTCTGCGGCCGTCGCTAAGGGTCTCGATCCGAACAGCAACAGCTGGCAGCAGCAGTATTTCGCGGAGGAGTACGCCGGCCTGCACGATCCATCGCAAGGTTCGCTGATCGGGTGGACGCGGGTGTTCGAGGATCGGCCGCTGAACATGACGCCGGCACAGGCTGCTGAATACTGGACCGGTTCAGCTGCCACCAGAACCGGGTACTTCCGCCCCGGTGTGCCGCACCTTGACCGGCGCCAGGCCGAGGCGCAGCGTGTTTGGGGGCTGGCGCAATCCGGGCGGCTGTTGGCCACACAGCAACGGCCGCCGCTGCAACAGCAGAGCGCCCCAGCCCCGACCCCAGCAGAGCGCCGGCAGTGGGTGACCCAGATCAAAGCGCTCAACCTCAGCCAGCCCGATGCCTCCACCTGTCAGGCCGCCTGCATCGGCATGGCCGTTGGTGATCGGGACGTGGCCGGGATCCGCCGCAGGTTGGTGGCCAGAGGAAGCGCCGGCAGTACAACGGTGATGGCATCGGTCATCCGGGAATACGGCCGGCCCTACGCCTTGGACCAGAACGCCTCGCTGGCCAAGTGCCGCGAGTGGCTGAAGGCTGGCGAGTTTCTCATCACCCATGGACATTTCACCGGCTCCGGCCACGTGATCTGCCTGGATGGGCTCCAACTTGTAAGCAGCGCTTACAGGTTGGACGTGAAGGACCCCTGGAGCGAGTTCAACGCGGCGAGCTGGCGCTACGACCTGGGCGGCAAGTTCTTCGACGGGTTCTACAGCGAACTGCTGATCTACGCCACCTGCGTGGCCAGCACCAGCGTGGGAGCTGCGCAGTCGATCTACCGCCAGGGACGGGTGGATGCGAACCGCGGCGGGATGTGGGTTCACCGGTTCCTTACGAGCTGATGCCCTTCGGTCACCTGATCGATCAGACCGAGCTCCAGTCCAAAAAAGTCACCAAGGCCCGATTTCGCAAGCGGATCTTCGCCGAGTGGGACCACCAGTGCGCCTACTGCACCGACCCAGCCGACACCCTGGACCACGTGCTGCCACGCTCCCGTGGCGGGCTGACCGTGGCCGAGAACTTGGTGCCGGCCTGCGGCAGGTGCAACGGGGCCAAGGGCTCTACCGACTGGCGGGAGTGGTTTGCCCAGCAACCCTGGCACTGCCCTGCGCGGGCGGCGCGGATTGATGGGTGGATCAATGGGACTCAACAGACTGAAGCATCTCCAAAGCCTCAGCCGTGACGGTCCTTTAAGGCGATGACCGAACGCACCTACCAATGTCGCCGGTCGAGGCCCTGTAGAGCCTGGATCCCTGAATCGTCGATTGAGTGGGTTGAAGACTCGGGCCAGAAGCGGCCGATGTGCAAACCGGGATGCTGCCCAAACGGGAAACGCAACGACACAACCGATGAACTACTGGCCCTGCAGCTTGAGGCGCGGCGGTTGCGGGCAGAGACGCGGGATGCCAAGGCCAGCGCCGAGAGGGCTCTAGCCAAGTTGGAAACGGTGCAGGATGCGCTGACGCTGGCGCTTGAAATCAAGGACATTTTCGACCAGGGCACCATCACCCCGCCAAAGGATCCGCAGAAGGATGAGGCGGTGCCAATCTTGCTGCTGTCTGATCTGCACTGCGGGCAGATCGTCAAGCCGTCATCCGTCAACGGGCTCAATGAGTTCAACCCAGAGATTTTTGACGACCGGCTAGATGCCGTGTTCCGCAATGCGCTGAAGGTGATCAACGGACAACGGAGCACGGCGACAATTCGGGAGGCCGTGATCTGGTTGGGCGGCGATCTAATCGAGGGGGAGCTCCACGGTGACGCGGTGCAGAATCAGACGCTGACCACAACGCAGCAGATTGTCCGGTGTGAGCGGGCGATCGTGCGAGGCCTGGACTACCTGCTGCAGCACTCTGGCCTAGAGAGAATCCTCATCCCGTGCAACGTGGGCAACCACGGGCGAAACACCAAGAAGCAGCAGTCCAACGCCACGGAGAACAGCTACGAGCATCTGGCGTACTGCTCAATGCGCCGGCACTACCGGGACGAATCGCGGCTGGAGTGGTTCATTGCCGATGCTGATTGCCTCTACCTGGACGTGTACGGCAAGCGGTTGCGATTCTTCCATGGCGATTCGGTTCGATACAACGGCGGGGCGGCCGGGCCACTGTGGAACGTGGACAAGCACGCCAAGAACCTGGATCAGTCGGTGCCGGCTGATCACACGTTCCACGGCCATTTCCACACGCTGGGGTTCGGCTCTAGGGCCACCAGCAATGGCAGCCTCCCAGGATGCGCACCCTACGGCCTACAGAGCGGCTACCGGATCGAGCGACCACAGCAGGGGATGCGATTTCTGCACAGCCACAAGGGCTTTGCCGGATCGTTCCCCATCTTCACCGAGTAACCGTCTAAGGCGTCGGGATCCCGCGAGAGGCGCACATCATCTCCAGCATCGCCACCGCCCGCTGACCGCAGTAGCAGCGCACCTCAGTGCCCAGGCCCACCACGACCCAGCAGGCACCACCACGGGCGTCACGCTCCACGGTGATGTAGGGCGGGGGCTCGCGCTGCACAGACTGAACCAACTGCGTTGCGGACATGCTGGGCCTCGATCTCACCCTCAGCCTGTCGAGCTGTTTCGAGATGGAGCGCGACCGCCGCGCCGCCGCGCACATGGGCCGGGACCAGCTGGCAGAGCGCTGCGATGAGCTGATTCAGGCCTGGTATCACCAGCAGCATTTGATCATTGAGCTGCAGCGCAAGGCGGCCAACCTGCAGGTGGAGCTGGCGCTGAAGGGTGCGCCGGTGCTGGGCGAGCCGACGGGTGAACATCATCAGTGGGCGCGGGAGCTGGGACTGGGGCGCCGCTCAGCAGCCTGACCCCATCAACACCCGCCAGGTGGGCCACCCCATCACCAACTCCCGCCACTAACCACCAGCTGCAGCCGCTCCCGCAGCGCCAGCCAGTTTCGCAAATTGGATCCGCATCTGCGTAAGACAACAGGCTGGGGCTTGACCCTTTCGACTGGTACCAGCACCAGCTGGTCTGGCCGCTCTCGCTTTCGCCTGGGCCACTTCTTCAGCTCAACCTTTTCCCGCGCCACAGCCACCAGCACCAGCTGCACCGACTCAGCCGCCAGCGATGCCTGCAGCCGCTCTAGCCGTACCTCCAGAGCCCGTGTGCTCAGGCCCTCCTGCTGGGCCAGTTCTGCGCGGGGGATCTCCACACCGTCGAGGCCCCAGGCCATGCACAGCAACCGCTGATCCTGCGGCGGCAACCTGGCGATCAGGCCGCGCAGTTGCTCAGCCTGCCGCCAGCGTTCGCGCTCATCATCCTCATCCTCTAGCGACCGGTCCCACACCGCCACCGTGCTACCAAGCTCCAGCCCGTCATCGGTTACCACTTGGTCGAGCGACCCTATCCCCCGACCGTTTTCGCGCACTGCTGCCAGGACCTTCAGGCTGACACCCAGCTCGGTGGCGATCTCGGCTTGCGTTGGCAGTCGACCTAACTCACGCTCTAGTCGTTGCGTGATCGGGCCCAGTTTCGCCAGGTGCTGGCAGTGGGAACCTGGAATGGCGATCGACCGGCCGTGCCTGTCAACCCATGAGTTGACGCCTTGGCGAATCCACCAGTACCCATAGGTGGAGAACCGGTAGCCACGGGTCGGGTCGAATCGCTCAGCGGCGGTGATCAGGGCCATGTTGCCCGCCTGGATCAGATCCTCGCGGTCAAACGCTTTGGCCAGCCGGTGGCAGCGCTTGGCCACGTAGTCGACCACCAGCCGGAGATTGGCGCTCACAAACCGGTCGCGGGCCCGTATGCCCCTGCGCCGAATGCCTGGCGGGCACGGGTCGGGATGCTGCTGCCATCGCTGGATCGCGGTGCCCAGCTCAATTTCCTCGGCCGGCGTGAGCAGGGGCACCCGGCCGATCGATTCGAGCCACCAGGACTGTGATGAGCTGGCAGGCACCGGGGCGAATGTGACGGATCTGCCTCATCATAGGTGCAAATCCGGTTCCTAACCGGTAGAGTCCGCAGGTCTGCACCGCTCGCCTGTGACCCCAACCCTCTACACCCCCACCGACGACGACCAGTCCGACGACAACCCGCCCCAGGAGTATCCCGACTGGTACGACCACCCCAGCATGACCGCTGAAGAACGCAACCCTTCGCTAGGCAGAACGCGATGACTCCTATGCAGAACCCCACCCTCACCCCCTTGGAATGCGACGCCGCACTCTCCGACTTGATCCTGCGGGCCGCCCGTGCCGCGATCCCTGCACACGTCGACTCCCTGATGACCCTGCCCGACTGCGGCGAGCGGAACAGGCCGCTGACGCCGCTGCTGGTGGGGGTGATCGATGCGGCAAAGGTCACTGCCAGCGCGATCAATGACAACGCCTGGGATTCAGGCCCAGCGCTGCCCGCGGACATGGCCGATGCCCTGCTTATTGAGGTGGAGATCATCCGCGAACTCATCACCTCTGCCCGTGACGCCTCTTGAACCATGTTCACCGGAATCACCCACAAAATCACTTATCGCCGTCCCACCGATGACACAATCCACAAGCTCGAATGGACATGCCCCAAGGGGTGGAATCGTGCTGCCGTTCGAGAGGCGTTCCAGGTCCAATTCCCAGGCGCAGAGATTATCAGCATCATCGAGGCCCCATGCTCCATCTGATCACCGCTTGGCTGCTGCGCTCCGGCAGGACCAGCAGCGACGTGCTGCAGCTGCTGCCCAGGCCGCTGCCCGTCGCCGAGCCGTGATCGCCCTTGTGCTGTGCCTGCTGGGCATGGTGGCTGGGGCTGCAGTGCTGGGGCGGGAGATTGAGATGCAGGGGGTGGAGGTGGGTCGTGGGTGATCATCCTGTGAAAGTGCCGCCGGAGTTGTTCACGGAATGGCTTTCAGAAGATGTGTTGGATCACGGCAACAAGCCCGGAACTATTGCGTCACTGGTGGCCGACAAGGCTGCGCAATGGGGCGCAGATCAGGAGCTGGAGGCGTGTTGTGAGTGGTTACAGGCCGGAGGATATTCCCGCGTTACTGCTGACAGACTCCGCGCCGCCCGCCGCCGCAGGCCGCCCAAGCCGCCGTCGCTGGCGGAGCAGGGGATGGCGGCGCTGCGGTCAACGGCCTGCACCGAGCAGCGCCACTACGACGCGATGTTTGCCGCCCTTGACCGTCTCGCTGAGCTGGAGGCCCAGCAATGACACTCCGACTCCCTCCCCCTGGTTACCGCGTAGTTCGGGATAACTACGGCGGCTACGAGGCGCAATACCGGCCCTGGTGGTGCCCGTTCTGGCTGCAATGCTCACACGAGCATGGTGGGCGGGGCATCAATACAAACGTCTCACTGAGGCAGGCCCAGCAGCTGTGTGCTGCTCACAGACGGTGGCGTACTGGGCGGGTCTTGGCGCGGGTTTCTGTTAGGGGGTTGGGCAGTGATCGATGACTACTACTCGCAAACAAACACAACCAGAGCTTAAATCATGAATAAAGTCCCGCCGTTTATTAGCTACGACTATCACCCTCTTTATGTAACCATTTTTGGCGAAAAAAGAATACTGCGTCATCCAAGTATTCGGGCGCTAGCAAAAGATGGAACGATCTGGGAAACAAACGAAAACGAAAACGGTCAATGGCAAGCCTGGATGAAGATCGGACGACCACAGCCGCCCTCAATGTTTACACACAACCACAACCCCAACCATGATCACCCCCACTAAGTGCCGCCACTGGCAATTCAACGTCGGCCAAACCGTTTACGCCCGCGGCTGGCCCAGTCAGGCCACCGCCAAGATCACCGCGCTTCGTGACATCAAAGCTGAGGACAAATGGGGCCGAACTGTTTTCGTTCCCGCCTACCTAGTGGTGGATGACACGGGCGATGAGTGGCTCCTGGCCCAGATGCTGCTCAGCTCCACCACGATCAGGCTGGGGGTGGTGGCGCAGTGAGCCTTGAGTGTCCGAAGTGTGGGGGCACATGGAGAACCACCCATAACCGGCCGACTAAAACCGGATGGTACAGACGCTGGCTGTGTAGAAACTGCGGCCACGCCAAATCAATCAGCAGCCCTGACGCGGCTGATTTAACCGCTGAGCAGATCGAAAAACGCAGGCCAACCCCTAAACGCCGAGTGTCAGATTCGGACGCCATAACGATCAGGGTATCCACTGACACCCGGCGAGAGCTGTCGGAACGGTATGGGATCAGCCCGGAGCTGGTCCGCCAGATCCAGCAGGGGATTGCATACCGCGATCTGCTGCCCGAAAACTTCCGCCGGCCACCGGGGCCGAACGATCCCAGCTGCGAACGGTGCAGGGAATGGCGGGGCATGGAGTCCGCCGACCCGTGCGGGATGGGGTTTCCTGATCCGGTAATCGAGGGCGTTGGGTTTGCTCGGGACTGTTCTGTGTATGTGGTGGGGTGATGGCCAACCACAGCACCCCGCTAACCCTGCGCGATGCACTGCAACAGCGCCTGATCAGCTACGCGGCTGAGGTGCGATCGGGTCACCACCAGGCCCCACCGTCACCGACCGCAGCACCGCCGCAAACAGCACCCGTTGCTGTTCAGGTGTCGCGCCATTGAAGAACCACGGATCCTGCAGCGCTTCATAGGCAGCAGGATCAATGGCCGGTTGCTCCACGCGCTGCGCCGTCTCGATTCGCTGCCGCTGCTCCGCCACTGCTGCCGCCATCGCCCGGTTGTCCGGGTTACGGGCCGCCATCCGCTCCATCAGCTCCAGCTCGCCGCGCATCGCTGCCAGTGCTGGATCTTCTGCTGCTGGTGCGCTCAGCACGGCCGCCAGCCGCCGCGCCTCAGCCACGCACGCCTCGACAACTACCGGCAGGATCCGATCCTCCCTGGCACCGCCGCGGGCATCGCAGAGCCGGTGCCGGCACCGCCACCAAGCCACGCCGTTCGACGTGTTTCGCCGCAGCAGGTGGCCGCAGGATGCGCACCGCAGCAGTCCCGTCAGCCCGTGCCGGGTTTCGGTGGTGCCAGTCCCCTTGAACCGGTTGGTGGGACGCTGCAGCAGTGCTGCCAGCTCCCGCCAGTCCTGTTCGCTGATCAGTGCTGGGTGCTGGTCGTAGTGGACCTCACCCCACTGCCGGCTCCAGCCCTTGCCACTGGCCTTGTCGAGCTGGTGGCCGATGTGCCCGCGGATCACCGGATTCACGAACCACGCCTGCAGGTTGGTGGCGGCTGGCGTCCATGCGCACCACTGGGGCATTGAGCGGGCCACCGCCGCGAACGATCCAAGCCGGCGCAGTTCACGCAACACGCGCAACGCCTGCGGCCAGTGCTCAGGGTGCGGCTTCAGCCGATGGCCTGGCCCGTTCTGGTAGCCAAAGGGCTTACGTCGCCTGAGGTGCCGGCCCTCGGCGCGGTAGACGGTGAACTGGCGGCGTAGGCGCATCGAGAGCATGCGGGATTCCATCTCTGCCAGGCCCGTCTGCAGCCTGGCCATCAGGAACCCCTGCGGCGTTGCCGTTTCGATCGCTCCACCATCCAGCGCCCGCACCGTGACGCCTCGCGCCTCGCACTGGGCCAGTAGGGCGTCGGTGTAGGCCGCGTCACGCCCCAGCCGATCCACACGGGTCACCAGCAGCTCTGAGACCTCGCCGGCCTGCACCATTGCCATCAGTTCCAGCAGGCCATCCCGATCCGTGCTGCGGCCTGTCTCGATGTCGGTGATCACACGGCTGCAGCCGGCGGCATGGAGGCGGCTCACCTGGGCAGGGAGGGCGTCGGCCTGATCGTCCTTGCTGACGCGGGCGTAGCCGATGGCAGCCATAGGATCGGCCCAGAACGGCCGCTCACACTACCCTGCGCTATGGACACTTTTTCTTTAGATAGCGGCAGCATAGCGCAGTGCCGTCACGGATCGTTGTAAGGCCAAGGCTTGGCAGTCGGGTCCGGCGGCGGGAACGTAGGCATCGCAGTTTCAAACCACTGCGGACACATCTGCCGCGCCACGTATCGGGCCCTCTCCATTGCCCCCTTGCCGCCGACAAGAATCGTTGCAATCGAGCTGCTGAACCCGCCACCGGCAGCCATCGCCATTGCTTCGGCTGCGGCGTTGTCTGCTTGATTTGCCGTCCGTCCCGCGTCACGTGCCGCGCAATACGCCGTAGCAGCAGCTGTGGCCGGGTCGTAGTTCCACTGGGCGGCGGCTGGTGTGCTGAGCAGGCAGGCGGCTAGCAGGGCGGTGGGGAGGGCTGGGGGCATGGTGGGGTTAGGGCACCGGCAGGGCGTTGTGGGGAAGGGAGTGGGTGTAGATGCGCGGGAACTTGGCTAACCATGCGGCAGGGGCGAGAATCCACGTGTGCAGATCGGGCCTCAATGACTGACTGAAGAAGCACCTGCCCTCCGCATCACACCAACCTTGGCGCTCCCAAGGTCGCTCGGCAACGGGTACGGGGTTCAGCGTGGCGGGGGCAGCAAAATCGGGAATCCTGTCAACACTGGGGCAGCTGGCCGTATTGGTGGCTGCCCGTTCGTGGTCGGAGGTGGCACCCTCGCTCGCAAGGCGTTCTACCAGGCGCTTCACGCCGGGCGCTTGGCGTAGCGGGGGGATGCCGGCCCGCTCCAGCATGAAGTGGAACGACTCAGGGCGCTTTTCCTGGCCCTCGGGTGTGGCGACTTCACTCCTAGGGGTTGCCTGACTGGTGAACTGATACGTCTCGCCGCCGTGCTCAAAGGTGCCTGTGACCACCACGGGGGAGCGCAGGATTTGCTCAGCGGCAGCCTTGGCGTCGCCGTAGGTCGTCTCGACATTGAGCGGTCTCCATGCTGCAGGGCTGGCAAGATCCTGGGCCACCTGCTCACGCTCGGCGTCGCTCAGGTGCGAGGTATCGACGTGGACGTGTTGGGTGGATTCCAGCGCTGCGATGCGTTGGTTCTGCTCTGTGTTGCATACAACCAGATCGTTTCGAGCTATGCACAGAGCCTGGAGGGTGTGGCGTAGTTCAAGGATGCAGGAGTGGGTCGCGCAGCCATCGGCGGCTTCGGATGCAACCAATTCCCATTCTGAGGGATCGGCGCGGCGCTGGTGGGTCATGGCCGTGGCTCCGTGGTGGGATTAAGGAATGGAATGCCGGTAGTTCGGCGCTCGATGATGCGGGTTCTTCTGAGGTTAGGGCTTTCGATGTAGGCGCCGGGTGGAATGGTGATCGTTTCAGGCTCTGGGCTTGCTGGCGGCGCCATCAAGCCCGCTCTGATCAGAGCTTGGCTGATGGTTTCGCCGGGATGGAGGCGGATGGTGATGGTCATGGTGCCTCAATCACTGCTTCTGGATTTGCAAATCCAAATAGCGGCAGGAAGAAAAACGGCTGATTTCGTTCCCGCATAACAGCAGCACCTTGAATTTCATTGGAAGCCCAGGACGCTTCCCAGCCCGCTTCCCAGCCCGCTTCCCAGGCCGCTTCCCAGGCCGCTTCCCTGGCCGCTTCCCAGGCCGCTTCTTCCCTGGCCGCTGCCCTGGCCGCTGCCCTGGCCGCTTCCCTGGCCGCTTCTCTGGTCGCTTCCCTGGTCGCTTCCCTGGCCGCTGCCCTGGCCGCTGGTGTCATGCGATCAAGATGCCACCAAAAAGCAAGTACCACTTGCGCTTGATCTCCTAAAATTTGCTCAGGATTACGAATGACACTAGAAGGCGCACCTTGTTGCTTGTCGTTGATAATGCGCAACAAGACCGAATGGGCGCGGCTGATGCCAAACAATTCAGCAACTTTCTTGTCAGCCGCAGCTTGATTGACACGGCGCAATTCTTCAACGGTTAACCCGCCAATAAAATGCAACGCTTGCCCTTGGGCGCACATGCAAGAGCCATCTTCACTTACAAGACTGCCCTTAAAGGGGATATTTCCAGGCCAGTAATCAAGAAGTTCTTCGACTGTGGTTGGCGTAGTCATCGGAGAATGAAAATAAGTGGTGGGTGGTGCCGGGATGGGCTCTCGGCGGGGCGCTCAACTCAAGCCGCCAGCGCCCTCCGAACCGTCGACCGGGAACACCCCAGTCGATCGGCGATGCGCTGCTGCGTCCATCCGTCGCGGCGCCAGCGTTGGGCGCGTTGCTGGCGGGACTCGGTGGCCCACAGCAGGAACAGAGCAGGCAGCAGCAGCAGTACCAGGATGGTGCAGGTGATAGTGGTCATGGCGGGAATGGTGGATGGGCAGCCAGCGCCGCGCACGGGCTGCTGACCCCCATACCCTACCGCATAGGTTCCGGTTTCGCACCTTTCCATGCCGATGATCTGGTCCACTGCTCACCAGGTCGGACCTCATCCCAGGGGATCAACATGCCGGGGAGCTGCGGACCCCAGCGCACCATGCCGAACGGGTCGGCGTCGGCTGGGGTTGGTGGGGTGGTGTGCCATTGGGTCACAGCTCAGCCCTCCGCACCGCGTCCACGCCAGCCTGGGCAACCTCAAACGCGCTGCCGTGGCTCCAGTAGCTGGGCACTAGGCCACCCTCTACAGCCATGTCTCGCCGGAACTGATCGATTAGTCTCAGCTGCCTGTAGGTGTACGGCTGGACTTGCGGTTGTGCAATCGCACGTTCCTGCATCGCACGCTCCATTGCGTCCTGCGCAATCATCGCCGCCGCAACCCATCCCGCTGTATCCGGTGTCACGTTATGCCGCGTGCGGTAGTGGCCAGGTTCGGGGCAGTGAATTAGCCGAAAGCTGCCTGTCTTCATGGCGTCATGATCGGCGCTCCAGTCGGTGCCGTTGCCCCACGGGATGTAACGCCTGCCGTGTTTGATGTAGAGCTGGTGGGTCACTCCCGCCCCTCCTGCCGCAGCTCGGCGGCGAGCACTGCACGGGCAAACTGGCACAGTTCGCGCTTCGCAGTAGCTCGTCGTTCGTAGTCACAGCCAGAAAGGTATTCAACCGCGTGAGGGATCTCTTGTTGAGCTAGCTCCCAGATTTGCCGATTGGTAAGCCTTGCCATCACCCCACCTCCGCGCCGGGCACCGGCAGGGCGTAGCGGGTGAGGACGGCGCGGGCATATTCCAGCGCGACCGTGTTGAGAACTACTCTAAAAAGGCCCGGCTTGACATTGCCGCCGGTCGCCGTGGAGTACACATCGGAAACAGCCGCAAACTCATCCCTCATGGCCTTGGGCATCAGCCCCAGCAACTCCTCATCACTCAACCCCACCACCTCAGGCTCGGGCTGGGATAGGTGCAGATAAGACAGCACAGTCGCCCATGCTTCGCCTACCGGAGTATCGGATTCGGTAAATCCTGAGCAGCTTTCAATGACGTCGATTGCCGTGGAAAGGTTCATCGTGAAGACCTCCGAAGATAAACCGCCACGATGATGACCATGGCGATGAGTGTAATAACGCTGTCGCTGTCGCTGTTGAGCATCATGACTGCAACCCATCCAACCAATCCGCCACCTGGCTAGAACCGCCGTGGCGTTCTCTGAGCACCTGGCCCAGCTCTAGGGCAACGGCGACGGCGAACCGGCGGCAGCCATGGCAGGGGGTGCGGCACCGCCACCTGTGCAAGGTCTGCATCGGGCAGGCAGCCTGGGCCAGGCGGTGGCTTAGCGGCGGTGGGCGCTTGCCCTGGTCGCTGGTGGCAGGGGCGGTGGCGACGCGGGCCATGGCCTGCTGGGTGGGGGTGGTGTAGGTGATCATCGCGGGGTTGGGTTGTGGATGCGGTCGTGAATAATCCGGCGCAGGAGTTGATTCATCCCCTCGCCTGGCCGGAGCTGGCGGCGGAGAGCCTCGACCTCGGGGAGGGGGAGGAGGAGGGTTAGGCGGCGGGTTTCGGTCATGAGGTGGCGAGGGAAAGCAGTGACGGCTGCTGCGTGCCGACGCAGGCCGGCGACAGCCAGAGCCGCTCACGGCGCCCGTTGGCGGGGTTGACGCTGTAGCCGGCCCCCCTTCCTGCCTTGCCTTCGGTCACGGCCCAGCCATGGCCCAGCAGTGCGTCGTGTTCGTCGTCGTAGCCGCAGATGATGACGCGCAGCTCACGCGGTGCGGCCATGCACCACTCGCGCACGGCGATGGCAACATCACCGCCGGCATGGGTATAGAGGTCGCCGCTGGTGGCATAGGGCGGGTCGAGGAAGATGGCGCGGCTGCCATCGCCGCCTGTGCCGCTGCGGGTGACGGACGTTTTTACCACCCGCTCCCATGATCCGCAAGTGATCCGAACCCTGTGCAGCCGATCCGCAAGCGTCCTCATGTACGCCTGCAGTTGGCCTCGCCCAGCGTCACCCAGGTGCGGCAGTTCCCGGTTCACGCCTCGCCCAGCGTCACCCAGGTGCGGCAGTTCCCGGTTCACGCCTCGCCCAGCGTTACCCAGGTGCGGCAGTTCCCGGTTCACGCCTCGCCCAGCGTTACCCTCTTTACGCAGGTGGCCATCGACCACGCGCCAGGGGCCGGGGCCGAAAGGATCGCCGATTCCGCAGGCCAGAACGTACAACCACCATCCGGCGGCCTTGGCGTCGTAAACCTCGGGGTCGCCTTCTAGCCATGCCACTAGGTCAGGCGTGCGGCGTTGCTGCAGCCAGGCCAAGCGGGCGTGATAGTCGATCTCCGTCACTGGCCCCCATGCGTGCGCGGCGACCTGATCAGGGCTGAGCTGAATTGCCCGCCAAGCGTTGACCAGCCAGCCGTCTGCATCATTGAGCGTTTCAACGCGCCGCCCTTTGAACGGCGGTCGTGCCAGCAAGACCGCCGCCGATCCTGCGAACGGCTCGACGTAGCCGGACGGGTCGCCCAGCGCCTGCCAGACTCGCGATGCAGCGCGGCGCTTGCCGCCAAAGTATGGGAATGGTGCGGCCAGGCTCACAGCTCCCCCTCCCCCACCAACCGCTCACACAGCGCCCACCAGAGCGATGTGGCGAGGACGGCGGTGCCGATGATGGCCAGCACGGCGATGATCTCGACCATGCCGGCGAGAATGCAGAGGGTCATGGCTGGGCCTCCAGCACCACCCTAGTAGCCGGCGATGCGTCGATCAGCTGCAGCACTAACGCGCCATAGCGTGACCACCATTCCGTTGCATTGCTATCCATCGCAGCGATCCATCGTAGGTCGGCAGTACGCCACTTTTCAATGGCGTGTTGCTGGCAGCCGATAGCCAGCACATCGGCGGACCATGTAACCGCCCATGTATCAAATTGCGCAGATTTAATCTCGCGCATGTTGCCAATGGCCCCGCGCAGGTCGGCCCCGCGCAGGTTGGCCCCGCGCAGGTCGACGTCGTGCAGGTTGGCCCCGCTCAGGTTGGCCCCGCGCAGGTCGACGTCGCGCAGGTTGGCCCCGCGCAGGTTGGCCCCGCTCAGGTTGGCCCCGCTCAGGTTGGCCCCGCGCAGGTTGGCCCCGCTCAGGTTGGCGTCGAGGAATTCAATCCGCTTGCCGCCATCGCCGCGGCACCATGATGCGTGCTGCTGGAGCTGTTCGGGTGTAATCACGCCTCCACCTCCGTCACCTTCCGGCGCAGGGTCTGGAGCGACGTGGCGTTCAGGCCGGCACCGTCGAGGGACTGCAACTGATCGGCGATCAGCAGCAGGATCCGTTCGCGTTCGCGCTCGGCGCCGATGCCAATGCCGATCTCCAGTACAGGCGGGCAGATTTCCTCTGCTGCCTGTGCCAGTTCTCGCTCTCTCTGATCCAGCTCAGCCAGCCGCAGCTCTGCCTGGATCTCCAGGCAGTCGACGGTCTGGCGCAGGGCGGTGAGGGTTCCCATCAGAACGGAACTCCCTCATCGCTAGCGGGGCCGTTGCCGAGCCAGTTCTGGGTTGGGGCGGGGGCTGGTGTGTTGGTGGGGGCAGCAGCAGGAGGCGAGGCCGGTGACTCACCGCCAAACCCTTGCTCGCTGTCCTTCTTGCTGCCCAGCAGCTGGAGGCGGTCGACGCGCACAACAGGCTTGGTGCGCTCCTGGCCAGTGGTGCGGTCGGTCCATTTCTCGATGTGACACGAGCCGATCACGCCGATCTGCGAGCCCTTGCGCACGTAGTCAGCGGCTACCTGGGCCTGCTTGCCCCAGATTTCCAGGTTGAACCAGTCGGGGTCTTCGTCCTTTTTCCGATTCACCGCAAGGGTGAGATTGGCCACCATCGTTCCGCTCTCGAAGTAACGGACTTCGGGATCGCGACCGGCGCGGCCTACAAGTGTGATGCAATTCATGGTGCTGGGGGGGGTAAGAAACCGGTTATGCAGCCCAACAGGTCACGGGGACCTGAAGGCGGCAGGCAGGTCGTCAGGGTCTTCGGTGGGCTCAGTCGTGGCGGCAGGATTGCACTTCGCCACGGTCTCGGCGCTGATGCCCTGCTGAATGATGCGGTCGAGGGTCTGGCGGGGCAGCTGGGCCAAGGCGCTGGCCTGGCCTTCGCTGACCATTTGGCAGAACGCGGTGATGCCCTCGAACGTCAGGCCAGCCGCTACGCACGCATCAGCGGCCTGCTTTACCGGGTCAACCGGTGCGGCCAGCTGGATCGGCTGCACCTTGTAGGGCGAGCGTTTCTGCCGAGTAACGGTCAAGGCGATGGACAGCGGGCTATCGAGGTGCGAGAGGTGCGAGATGCGAATCCCGCCCACCTTGATACCGCCGTACGACACCTCGGGGTCACGGAATAGCGTTACGCCGCGGCCCACGTACTCGCGAGCATCGGCACCCCAGGCGGCCACCATGACACGGCGCATGGACTTGCACGGATACCACGGCTTGCCCTGGTCGCCCTCGTAGCTGATCGCTACGGGCTGCTCTGCTGTGCCTGCTGAGACGCTGGTGATTGTGATGGTCAGCGGGCCGGCAATCAGGTCGTCGGTTGTCAGCTGGTTGGACTTCGCCACCAGCGTTGGTGTCATGTCCATTTAGATCACAATCTCCTGCTCAGGTTGGATGGGCTCAGTAGCCGGGAACCGTTCGGCGGCTTCCTCGTACAGCAGCATCAGCCGTGCCAGCTGTTCCTCTGCAGCCTGTGCTGCAAGGACCAGCTGGGCGATCGTGATCTCATCACGCTGCACCCGCTTGATAAACAGCGGCAGCCCCGGCGCGTAGCTGATGAAGTCGGCCCATGCGCGACCCGTCACTGCCAGGCCGGTCTGTACTTGCGGGACGTACTCCGGCGGCATTTCGTTGGCCAGCATCGCGGCGAGGTGTTTCTTCTGCCGTGGTGCTTTGATCTCAATTAGGCCGTCATCGCCCACTAGGCCGTCCGGCGAATATCCCAGCTGAATCCCGCTTATGTGGCGCGTTACAAACCCGCACTCGCGCACTTCGCGGCCGGTGTGATCGGCGTACAGGTCGCGAGCGCCTGGTTCCAGTAGGTGGCCGCGTGCCATGTCGTCGTTGTAGAAGGACGGCTCCGACTCGCCGGTGATCCGCTCGGCCAGCAGTTTGTAGATCGCCGTGCGGCTGGTGTCGTTGTTCGCAGGCTTGCCGGTTGCAGTGGCGAACACCCCAATGGTTGAGGCGGTGATCACGCCCCTACGCAGCGCGTGCCATTTGTCGGTGCCCTGTTCGATCTCCCAGTGGTACCGGATCTCGGGCGGGGCCTTTGTGGCCTGGACCATGGCGGTGATGCGTTGGTTCCGCAACTATAGCCCTAAGGTACCGCTTCTGCACCCCCTAGGCTGCAGAATGTTACCGGGCACACGCGCACACACGCACCCCCCCCCACTAAAACCGAACAACCGCCATAGACCCCATGATTCAGGCCCACTGCGCCAATGCCGCCGACGCTGCCCAGCTCTGGCGGATGCTCTGCCACGCCTCAGATCTGGATTTCCAGCCGGTCGACGTGTACCTAGGGGGTGAGCTGGCCTACCGGATCATCAGGACCGCAGACGGCGATCAGTCAACAGTTCAGCCTGCAACTGCGCCGGGGTGAAGGTCTCCAGCCGGCGCACCTGGCGGACCATCTCCGCCAGGGCGGCCAGCTCGCTTTCCAACTCCTTATGGCTCAGCGGCTCGCCCATCAGCAGTTCCTTCAGCCGCGCCTGCCTCACGTTGCTGCTGGCGGGATAGGCCGCCAGGAACTCTCGCAGCGCCTCACGGGGCCCCCATCCCTGCTCTGCCGCTAGATCATCCAGCAGATCCACCAGTCGCTCATTGGCCCGTTTCGCCTGGGTCTGGGTGAGGTGGCCGCCGACGTAGGGGAGCTCCAGCCGGCCCATCAGCAGGTTGGCGAAGTCGCCCAGGTCGAGGGGGCGTGCCGAATCGGAGGGCTTCGGTAGCCAGATCGTGTCGGCCACCCACTCGGGCCTGATGCCGTGCTCTGAGTACAGCCCAAACTCGCGGATGGCCTCCCGCTCGCTCTGGGTCTGCCATGTCCAGATGGCCCGGTTGGTTTGGGCCAGTGCATCGAGGTGGCGCAGGCCGGCGCCTCTGGATTGCTTGGCGTTCTTGATTCGGGAGAAACTGCCCCCGTCGAATCCGGTTGTTTCCCCATAAGCCCAATGAACAAGGCTGGCCATCCGGTCCTGACTGAGCCCGTGCGCCAGCCAGTACGTGATGGCCGCGGCCAGCTGTTGCACGCCACGTTCCTGGCGCAGATCGGAGGTTTCTTGTTCCATGTCACAACCGTAGCGGTTCCGCTTTACTACCTCCCACGGAGAACCGTATTTGCATCCTCAACGCTGCGGACCACTGCCGCACAACCGCCTGCGCTGGTGATGTGGGCCAGGAAGCGGGCCTGCTCAGCGGTCGGCCTGCCCGTGGCTGACTTGACCTCCAGTGCCACGAACTGGGCCAGCCCGTTCACCTGGCGGTAGCCGATCAGGTCGGAGGATCCGACGCACAGGCCGGCGTGCAGGGGGCGGGCGTTGCGTACCACCACGTCGCCAGGGCGGAGGGTGTGGCCGATGGCCTGCAGGTTTCCGGCGGTGATCCGCGTTGCCTGGCCCGCCCAGCCGGTGCCCACGTTGTTACGCCACAGCCTGGTGTCGCCAGAGCCGTGGGCCAAAAGGATGCGCTGCTGGGTGTTGTGCTCGCTGGCCATGGCTGACGGGTGGGGTTCCGGCAGTCAATGGAGGGGAATGTGACATTGCGTTAACTGGTCTGGTGTGGGGGTGGCATGGCGTAACGGGTGTGTTAAAGTAAGTACATCGGAGCCGAGAGGTTCCACCGCCACTCGCCAG